AATGGAAAGAATGGAAAGAATGGAACAAGATGATGATCTTCTACCAAACAAGAAAAATTTAAAAGGAGAAACAATGACCGAAGAAGAGAAACAGGAGATGGAAGAATTGCGTGCGCAAAATAAAGCACTGCTTGATGCGCAGGCTGAAGATATGGTAGATAATGCCATTGCCCTTAAAAAAATTGCCCCTGAACAAAAAGAGGCATCCCTTAAAATGTGCAAAAAAGACATGGAAAGTTTTAAAGCTTTTTTGGACACCGCAAAACCGTTAATTAACCTTCCACCCAACAATGTGTTTCCCAACACTAACCCATTGGTAGACACGCCAAAAACCATGTCTATTGATGCCAATAAATTTTAAAGGAAAAAAAAGTGAATGCAGTTCAAGAAACCGTTACCTACCAAGGGCCCATTTTCACCCAAGGGCATCCGCCTATTATCCGTAATGTCCCAATTAGGATTCTAACATCACCACTAAAAGCGGGAGGCATTGTACAACTGGATACAGATGGAAATGGTAAGGAGTGGGATACGACCTCTCCCATTTATGGAATCATGGTAGAGGACTGTCCTGTCTCTACCTCTACCCAGTTTGGAAGTATCTTGGTCCATGGGTGTGTTCGGGAAGATGCCGTGTTGGTTGCAGGTGTTGCAACTATGTCACCCGCTGTTGTGCAAGCATTGCACAGAGTGGGAATTTTTGTCGATTAAGGAATAACCATGTCTATCATCACTGCCGCTGCTATTGTTAATTCCGTAGAGTTTTTACAGGATTACCCTACCCCTGTAACGGATATGCTCTATCCCGTTTCCGCACGTTTCAATCATCCCTATCCCACTATCGGGATGGGGGTACTGCAAGGATTCGCAAAATCCCGCCCTGTAGTAAAACGCAATGGGCAATCCATCAGCATCATGGACCCAAAAACAAATGTTCAAATCATCGAGCCTCAACCCATTAAGCTAAACGCATTTATTGGGCAAAAAGAGGTGAACGATATGCTTATGTTGCGTGGGGACTCCAAAAACTACACCCTAAACAATGCTATGCAAGAGCTTAAAAACAACACCAAGGCTACCACTGAGGCACTGGCGATTCAGTCACTAAGTGGAAAACTCTCTCACGCAATTAAAACGGAGGGTGGCGCAACGGACTTTTATGAGGTTGAATTTGGGACTATTCCATCCGTAAGCACGTCCTTATGGACAAGCAATACCAAGCTTGGAGATGTACTTACCTTATTAAATACCATGTCTAACCAAGTCGCCAAAGCGGGCTATGGTGCAGGGATGGAATTCTTTGTGGCGGAAGATGTCTTTTCTTTTGTATTTAATCTTGCGGTGTCCATCGTAAACGACACACGTATTAACGCACGTATTGAGGGAAACAGTATCCAAATTGGGGCATACACCATTACCCAGTTCCCTTATACCTATACCAACCCAGCGAATGGCACAGAGGTACAAGCCGTAGCCCAAGGTACCATTATTGGGCGTGGGACAACGTATCCATGGAAAATGGGGTACATGGCAATTGACGTGGAGGGGGCAGGGGCAACCGCCTTTTTCGTGGAACCCATCCAAGTCAAAGATCCCAATGGTGTCAAGCTTGTCTCCTATTCCACACCGCTTCCGATCCCTATTGTAGGGGCAATGCGTACCGCAAAGGTACTCTAGTAACTTCCCCTTTTGGGGATAAGCCCATAAATAGCCCTAAAAATGTTTAAAAGCTTCGCATGAGCATTTTTACTCTAAACAGTTTTTAACCATTTGTAGGCGTTTTTAAACACCCATTAAACACCTAAAAAGGAGAGTTGCGTGATAACCATTGAAGATTTACAAAAAGAACTCTCCGCCATTGAGCTTTTACAGCTTAGCGATCTTAATAATACGGGGGCAATAGGAGAGGATACTGTTGCGGATGCCATTGCTGATGCGCAAGCCTTTATTGGCTCCTTTATTATTATCCCAACTAACCCAACCGCCTACCTTATTAGTCTTGCCGTGGATCTTAGTATCTACAATCTACGCAAGCTCCATGACCTCCAAGACCCCGCACTATTAAAAGTTTATGAGGAGAGACTTATAAAAATGGCACGGGGCGCAATCCCGATCACAACGCTGCAAGAAGCGTCCAATCGAACGACGGCAATGGCATCACGACATGGGAATACTAAGCTTAATTTTAGAGGGTGGAATTAATGGCAACAAAAGAGCAAAAAATCGAAATCGCCCGTGCCCTCTATCTTGCAGGGCGCAGTGAGGAAGAGATTGCCACCATTGCCGAAATTACCAGGCGCACCGTACAAAACTACAAAAGCAGTGATGCAAAGATTGGGAAGGACTGGGACGTATTACGGGCAATTAAACACCTAAATGCGGACCCCGCACAACGGGAAAATCTTTATGGTAATTTTGTGGACTATATGCACCAAAGCATAATGGAGGTAAAGGACTCTTCCCTCACCTCCCTTGAGAAGGCAGAACTTACCGTTAAGCTTGCCGATGCCTTTACCAAAATGCGCAGCGTTATACGCCAAGAGGATCCCGTAGCATATAAGCACTCTATCATCAAACACGTAGTTGGTACGATAGGAAAAGCAATCAGGGAGCGGGGTGAGGCTAAATGTCTAGCCCAGTTCATTGAAATAATCGACCAAATTGGGGACAATTTAGATGTCGCTTTTTGATAAAGAGGAGTTAAAACAACTCCTCCATGAGACAAATGAAGCCTTAAACAAAGAGGGAGCCGACAAGGATACCATTGCTAAAATAACTCGGAAAGAGTATTTAAAGTGGCTTGATGGATACACGAGCGAATTAAAACAAACCCTTCACGCGAACGCAACTTTGGACCCACTAGACAGGGAGGTGAGGGTAAAAAAACAGCGTGAGGATTTTGATTTCTTCCGACGCACCTATTTTCCCCACTACTATTTCCTAGATGGAAAAAGCGACCTGCAAGCCCATCTTGAGACCATTTACCAAAAGATTGTTGTTACCAAAGAGGGAACCAAACATGCCCTTGCAGCACCACGGGGGCATGGTAAGAGTACGGACGTATCCCTCGTCTTCCCTATTTGGTGTATCGTTAATAATTTTAAACACTTTATTACGATTTTTTCCGATGCGATAGAGCTGACCGAAACCCTGATCGAAGCGATAAAAGCGGAGCTGAGTGATAACGATAACCTAAAAGCCGACTTCCCTGACGCAACGGGGATTGGGAAAGTGTGGAAAGTAGGGGATATTGTTACCCAAAACGGTATCCGTATCAAGGGGTTTGGATCAGGGAAGCGTGTCCGTGGTATCAAACACGGGGTACACCGCCCAGACCTCGTCATTATCGATGATCTCGAGAATGACGAAAATGTCCGCTCTAGGGTACAACGTGATAAAACTGAAGCATGGATGGATGAAGCCGTAGCCAATTTGGGTAATGTGGATGGATCCATGGACATCCTCTACATCGGTACAATCCTCCATAGAGACAGTGTGTTGGCACGTAAGCTAAAGCTACAGTTTTGGAATCCCGCCATCTTTAGAGCCATTATCACGTTCCCCCACAGGATGGATTTATGGGAAGAATATGGTCGTATCTACACCACCCAAGGGCTAGAAAAGGCAACCGCCTATTACTACGCCAATAAGCCTATTATGGAAAATGGTGCAACGGTCCTATGGGGGGACGCTGTCCCCCTAGATAAGCTTATGCGCAAGCGAATCGAATCCCCACGGGCATTTACCAAAGAGATGCAAAATACTCCTGATCAGGCAAATAAGGTCTTTAAGCTAGAAGCGTTTACGTTTTATACCTATCACCCCGCACTGCGCGAGATGGAGATATATGGCTATTGCGACCCCGCAGGGGAGACCGAAAAATCCGATTTTACTAACATCACCATTTTTGGGGTGGATAAGAAAAGCAATGTTGGCTATGTATTGGAAAGCTATAACGCCGTGATTGGAAGCAAACAAATAACCCAAAAAATAGCCTATTATCAGAACAAATATAAATGTAAAAAATTTGGGTTTGAGCTAAATGGGGGGCAGTTCCACCTCAAGCCCTTTATCCTAGAGGAAGCATTTAAACAAGGTATTCATATGCCCCTAAAAGGGGTGAACAATACCGACAACAAGATGGAGCGTATCGCAGAGCTGGAGCTGGTAATAGAAAATGGGCAAATAGTATTCCATAAGGATAACGCTATCTTGCTACAACAGCTGGATGATTTCCCTGAGGGAAAAAACGACGATGCCCCAGATGGTTTAGTATGCGTCTATCGACTAAGCAAGATGGCAAAGGCGAATAAATCCTCCAATCCCCGTACCAACGTGCGAAATTTTACGAACAAAACAAATAGAGGATTCCATGTTTAAAAATTTACTACACATGTTTAAAAATACCGCAGACAAACCCAAAGAAAAACGGATTATGTCCGCAGCACCCTCCAATGATGTGCTTAAAAGCATTATGGATTCACTCCCAACCTACCAAGAGTGGTTAAGCGAAAATGAGATAAACAGAATCCTTTCTGATCCCAAGGTTATATCTGCGACAGGGAGTCGCAAGGCAGTAACCCTAAAAAAAGAGCTTATAGTCCAATGTGACAGAGAAGAGTTAATCCCTATTATTATGGGGATGTTCCCTTACGACACACTTAGGAAAATCCTTGATGTCCCCTATTACGGGGTGGGCATCTATGAGTTAAACTGGGAATATAAGGAGGGTTATGCCATCCCACACCTCGTTGACAGACGCTACCGAGAGTTTTTAGTATTTAACCAAGTTCTCTACTTCCGCCCCTTTGGAGGATTGGAAACTATCCCCGAAAATAAGGTGGTTTATGCCACCTGGGAAGATGACCACGCTAACCCAATGGGAAAACCTCTGGTTAAAACGCTGTTTTGGTACGTAAAATTTAAAAATGCCTCTTTGGAGTTTTGGGTTAAATTCTTAGAAAAATACGGCTCGCCGTGGGCTGTTGGGAAGACTGATGGGGATAAAGACTTAATGGCACAAGAGCTTTACAATATGCTCTCAGGGGATGCGGCAGTGGTCGACCTAGAGGATTCTGTAGAGATCAAGACCGCTACGCAAAGTGGGAATTTCAGGGAAATCCTCGAATATATCGACGATCAAATTAATGCGTGCATTTTGGGGGGGAACTTAACGGGGAGTGTCAAGGGCGGTGGCTCGTACGCTGCTACAGAAGTCCATAACTCTATACGGGAAGAGATCGCCATGGGGGATGAAAAGCTTCTCCTCCATATCCTTAACAGCACCCTAGAAGCATTTAAAAAGGTTAATAATTTACCAGACCTAAACGTAAATATCTCCCTAAAAGACAAGGATGATCCCAATCTTGCACTCGCAGAGCGGGATGAGAGGATAACAAATATGGGGTACCGACCAACAAAAGAGTACATCCAGCGTACCTACAACATCCAAGTCGAACCCATTGCAGAACAAACACAGATCATCCCCAATTCTCTAAAAAAAATCTATGCACTTAGTGCAACAAGACCAATAAAAAACATAAACGACCTAAACAATTCTATCAATTTGCACAAAATAGCGCTTACATTTCAAACGCAAATCTTGGATATTGTCGATAGTGCCGCAACGTTCGATGAGGCACTAGATGCCCTATATAAAGCATATCCGACACTTGATATTTCCTCTTTGCAAGATGCCCTAGACACTGCTATGCAAAGCTCCTACATCCTAGGAACGGCAGAGGCAGAGTGGGAAGCGGATCAGGACTAATGGCTCTTCCTGTACCCTCCTTTAGCTTTGGATTAAAGCCAACCCAAGCGATACAAACACTACAAGACAAAGGGTATAAAATCTCCTTTAACTACCAAGAGGTTTCCAAGGAGATGCACACCACAAGCTTCACCGCTGCTAAAGCCATGCGTGCAGACATCCTCTACGACCTGCATACCACTATCACTAAAGCTATAGAGAGTGGCACAGGGTTTGAAGAATGGAAAAAAAACATTATCCCCTCTTTGGAAAAAAAAGGGTGGTGGGGGGAACAGGACATTGTAGACCCAACAACGGGGGAAGTAAAGAGGGTAACCATCGGGGGAAACAGACTAAAAACCATTTTTAAGACCAATACCCTAGTGGCCCGTGCAACTGCACGCTACAGACAACAGATGGAGAGTGATCTTCCTTATTTACAATACGTAGGGGGACTCTCCCATCATCCCCGTTCCACCCATTTGGCTAAAAATGGGATTATCCTCCCAAAGGCGGATAGTTGGTGGATTACCAACTATCCACCAAATGCGTGGGGATGCCACTGTGAGGCAAGGGCGTGGTCAGAGCGTCAGATACAAAATAGGGGCTGGAGTGTTTCTACTGCTCCCGAAAATATAGCCTCACACGATTGGTCCTATAATCCTGGAGCTGGAAGTGATGTAGGAAAAATAAAAAAAATTGATCTTGACAAGAGCATGAATTCTCTTCCAACCGCACTTCCAAACCCAGAGTACAAAGAGGCAACCTCTAAAGCACTAAAGAAAAAATTCTATGATGATCTTGGGATAAAATCGGGTGATCTTTTTGTCGACAAAATTGGAGACCCCATGATTATTGACGAAAACCTATTCGTTGGGGTCGGAGGGTATGATAAGCTAAAAGATAAAAAAAAGGTAGGGCGTCAGCTCTTTATAGATGAGTTTGCCTCTACGATCAGCGATCCTAATGAAATATATTTAGAATTTGACAAAGATAGAGGAAAACTGATTAAAAAGATGTTTCGATATTACAAGTCTGAAAGTGGGTCAAAGCGGGCGACTATGGCACTTTTTGAATACAACGCGGATAAGACTCAGGGGGTTACGTTCTATTACATAGATGGAGGAAGTACACTTGAGAAGAAAAGAAGCGGAAAACAAATTTATCGAAAACAAGAGCCGAGCTAAAAGCCCGATAGGATTGTAAGTGGGAGGACTCAGGGCGTTGCCTATGTCGCCTAACCTTTCCACTCGCTCTTAACAAAATTATACCAAAAAAAGAGAAAAAAATGGCAGAAGATTCTATAAATATTACCGTTACGGGAATGGAAAAAATAGAAGAAGTTTTTGCACAGCTTGCAACCAAAATAGCTACGCTAAAACAACCATTAGGAGCTATAGGCTCTTATCTTACCAATATTATAGAGGAGAGTTTTGATGCCGAAACTTCTCCCAGTGGGGAAGCATGGCATCCGCTGGCGGAAAGTACAAAAAAATACAAGGCTAGACATGGTGGGAGCAAAATACTCCAAAGTGGGAACAGGACACTACGAGAGAGTATTGGATATGAAGTAATGGGGGAGGAGGGGGTAATAGTAGGGGTAAACGCATACAGTAGTAAAGGCTACCCGTACCCGATAGCTCATCAATTCGGAACCGAAGATGGGAAGATCAAAGCGCGACCGTTTATGCCGATCACGCAAGATGGAGAGTTATATGACAATGTTAATGAGGAGGTATTGGATATATTGTTGGGGTATTTAGCAGAGTAATTGAGGGGTAGTTGCGACACTCAAAGTACCTATTTTAGGCTTGTGTCGCAGGTGTATAGAGTGTATGGTATATTTATGTTTTTCCGAATGAGCCCGTTGCTTTGCGGAATCTATGGATCATATCCATAAAATTATCCCAGTTCATCCAGTCTTTTTCATGCGTATGCGCCATCCAGTCAACTGTCGCAGATGGAGATTTAAAAAAGCTCTCAATAGAGATATTCGCAAATTCGTTGTAATCTTCTTCATGCTGACAAACAAATCTCCATCTTCCTTCCGCTTTGATAATCGCATCACTGCAAGTATCAGGTCTCTCTAACGTAAAATGAGTGGCTTTTTTATTTCCACATATTTCACACATCGGTTTTTTGTCGAACATTTGCTCTCCTTTTTGGTTTGATTATAGCATTTAGATGAGGCTAAAAATCTTTTGACGGTTTTTCCCATCAGTACATTTCCAAAACATACCGATGTATTTTTCCAGTTTCATGATCTGCGTTCTATCTCCCTTTGCAAACCCTAACGCTTCGAGTAGCTTGGATTGATTGACGGCATTGCCTTTGGTTTTAATCGTGTCTTTTACTAAATCGATAAAGGCTTTGTCCTCAGTAGATATTTTGCTAATTTCAGGGTCTAACCTCACAAGCTCAAGCGTTCCACGTTTTATGACAAAACACGATTCTGCAATGTCTGCACGCTCTTTCTCAACACTGAGAAGGCAAGCAAGCTCCTCATCGTTTCGATAGAGCTGCTGCATGTAGTAGAGGTTATCTAAACTCTTTTCGAATTCTCCTGATCCGTCGATCCCTTTTCCATTTTTCGTCGTGTGATGGTTGATTAGCACTGTCCCTCCCGCCTCACGGATATTCATCATAATATCCATGATCGCTCTGACTTTCGTATCATTATTGATGTCACCGTCTACAAAATTGCGGATAGAGTCAAAGATAAACACGCACCCCTTATAATTGTGTCCATACGCTTCGGAACCAATATCTTTGAGTAGTTCATACGGGGATATATTTATCGTTGAGCGATGGATAAAGTGGAAGTTTTCATACTTTCCTATAGTATCTTTTAAATTTCGGTCGCTCAGGTTCTTTCGGGGGTTGTCCATATCCATATACACCATCATCTTAACGTCACAATGATCCAATATATACTTGGCAATTCCCAACGAAAGAGCTGTTTTTCCCTGATTTGCCTTGCAATACCACATCGTGATGTTTTGTTCAGGAATAAACGAATCGATAAGAAAATTGGTTTTTTCGTTCAGACTATCCAGTTGTAGTAGCCTATCAGGCTTTAGAAATTTGAACATTGTTTGCCTTTGCATTGGTTTATCGAAAATTATCTTATACACCTTATACACTTGCGACACTTGCCTATTTTACGAGGTTTAAGTGTATTGAATGTATCTAAAACAGTGAGGGGTTGCGTGCTGCATCGATGATCTCGTAGATACGGCTGAGGCTGAGGCGGTACTTCATCGCCAGCTCTTTAGGCGAGAGCTGAGACTCTTGATAATCGCGGATGATTTCGCCGTTACGCCCATTCATGCACCATGAGGGGACATAAATAGGCATCCCGCCATACTCTTGCATGAGCTCTTCATCACTTGCGTTGTCCTCTCGGATACGGCGACAAAACTCCTCGAAAATATCTTTGTTCGTGACAGCCATTGCAATCCCCTCGCAGATGATGTATAATTCGGTACCTCTATCGAATCATACGTCTCTTCCGAGGGGCGTTACTCTTATTTCATCTTTTCCAGTGCTAAAATCACCTTTTGCGCTTCATTGCCATCCATTTGAGTAGGTGTCTCATACTCTTTTTTGATGATCCGTTTGGCGAACTGTAGCAGTGCCGTATCGCTTTTGTCCCGTGCCTTGGCGTCCCACATTTGCATGATCTTCCATACCTGTGAGGGAGTAGCACGCTTGGGGGCATACGTGGGCAAGGTGACAGGCTTCATATTCATATAATCCACTAACACCATCAGCTCCGATACACTAAGACTCACCGAGCTTTTCTTCCCAAAAGCGGTTTCAAGCATTTCGACATACTCCTCACGGTTATGGCGATAATAGTTTTGATACCGTTGGGATAGGTGTATACCCTTGATGAGACTGGCATGGGCGTTTTTTTGTTTTGGTGTCATTGGTTCCCCTAGTTATTTGGATTTGAATTTAAAATAACAGTAAACTCAATCACCCCCACCTAAATGAGGGTTGTTAAATCTATGGTTTGTGGTCTAAATAGTCGAAGAAATTCTTAAACCCATTCTCTTGTAAAGCCCCTTGCAACAGCTCACCTTGGTGGCGTTTTACGTCCCGTGCATCCACCCACGGAGCCTTAACTTTGGGGGCAGGGAAGATTCCTTGGTACCCACTGGCAATAGAGTGCTCTATCGCCGCTATGACATCCACCCCATCTTGCATCATCTTTTCGATC